GGGATCTACTCCAAGATCTAGTCCAAAATCTAGCCCAGGATCTACTCCAAGATCTAGTCCGGGATCTACCCCAATGTCTACCCCAGAATCTACCCCAGAATCTACCCCAGGATCTACCCCAATGTCTACCCCAGGATCTAGCAAAATGTCTACCCCAAGATCTAGCCCAAATAAGGAGGATGCCCGTAGGATTGCGCTTCTTGAGATGGAGCGAGATGAACTACGTGAAATACTTAACACAGTGGGTATTAAAAAGGGTTTACCTAATAGCCGCGATGGTCTTGCTGCTTACGTTCATGCAGCAGAAACAAATACACGATGTAACCCATTAAAAGGCAAGTGGTGTGAGAATGGATATGTTTGCGATGCAAGTAATAAGGAAGGTCTCTGTTTGAAACCTGATGAAGTTAATCCTAAGCTAGGAGAGTGGGAGTATAATGGACGTCGTATTGTAGGAACGGAAAAAGCACTTGCGTTGTTAAAGAAAAAGCTTAAGCATGAGACAGCTAGTTCCACAGAGTCTGTTACGCCAATTGTTCCGTCTCGAAAATCTAAGAAATCTAAGAAATCTAAAAAACATAAAGCTCGTAGTCCTAAAACTGTGGAGGTAATTGAGAGTGAAGAAGATATTTCTATTAATCGTCCAAAATCTGGTACTGAGATTTTCCCAGTTGAAGATCACGAGGCAATTATTGAACAGCATATTCGAGAAATTGCCGAGGCTGAAGGTGATGATATAGGTATAGGTGAGCTTACGGCTGCAACGAGGACGATCATGAAATATGTTGGACTGCTCCCTGCTCCATAAACATTTGTAAGTGGCCTTCTAATACCTCAGATCTGGTATTAGACGATGAATTCAATAAACCGGTTTATATTCTCATATGAGAGGTATTCGCAAAGAGGAATACTTTCATTATGAACATAATCGACAAGAATACGGTAGATATCGATATCAAGTTCTCCAATGTCTTCTTTTGAATGTACACACTCGATTTGCTCTCCACTATCTCCTCCGGTATCTCCTCCTGTATTTTCGATATCAGCGTAGCATGCTCGTCTCTCTGCTTCTAGTTTATCTTTCTTCCCCATATAATCATGTAATCTTACTCTTATACCGTATTTTGATGACCAGATGAGCTGTAGTAAACTAACTTGCAAAACTCAGGATATGCATCTCGAGGGTTTAAACTAGGATGTCGATCGGTAATGATCTTTCTAACCTCTCCATACATCATGCGAAGATGTTCTTCATATTCATTGAACCACGTATTATAAGTAAGACTGTATTTTCCGGGTTGCTGTACAACGGGTATTGGGGGTTCACGTGAGATAGGGAACTCCGTGATATGTTCCGGGTATGGGAGCAAATTAACTCTTGTTCTTGGCATTTACTTTCAACTATCTTTTTTTTAAATGTACATCATTATCGGTGTCACTACTTTCAAGTTCAGTAAGCTCTGCTAATATCTCTTCGTCAAGCTCCGCATCACCTTCTTCTTCGTTAAGTAATGTATCATTCTCCTCTTCATCCTCTTCTTCGTCTTCTTCATGGATCTCTATCTGAGATCTTGGAATATCTTCAAATTCCACCTTCAAGGGTCGTGACTTGTTATGTTGCGATTTGTTATGTTGCGATTTGGTATGTTGTGATTTGGTATGTTGTGATTGCATCTGTGCTTGAACTTGTGCTTGCATCTGTGTTTGCATCTGTGCCTTCATTTGTGCTTCGATCTGAGCTCTCAATTGATCTTGAGAGGGTTGTCCGTTCTGCATGGCCTCAATAATTTTGCTAAGATGATGCTCATGCCTCTTAATGGTTTCTTCTTGCGCATCGAGACGTCTCTCTAGATTGTCTATATGGGATTTCAGTTTCTTGTTGCTCTGACTGAACCAAAAAGCCATCCCAATCAAGACAACAATCTCGGAGACGATATGAATAATCTGTTTGATATCGAGGATTTTAGTCATTTGGTGGAACTCACTATCGTTTTAAGTCAGCTTTAAAAAACCGATCTAAAACGGCAAGTATCATCACAAATGTCATTTCAGATTAACTATCGCAGGCAGCCTGCACAACCTTTGGTATCACAACGACCAGCTGTTCAAGAATTCGTGCAAGATACAACACACATGCAACTAGGTGAGAGCATGCCTATCCCATTCCCTCCCAAAAGTGAACAAATCGCAGCGTGTGACTATTGCGAACTCAATCCCAGAAGTTGTATAACCTCAGAAGATAGAGAAGAGCGAGGCGAGGGAGGAGAGAGAGGTGAGAGAGGGGAGAGAGGGGAGAGAGGTGAGAATGGTATGCCTGGTTGTCCAGGAGAGCAGGGCGAAATTGGAGCAATGGGCATGACAGGAGAGAAAGGAGAGAAAGGAGAGAAAGGAGAGAAAGGAGAGATGGGGGAGAAAGGGGAGAAAGGGGAGAAAGGAGAGATGGGGGAGAAAGGGGAGATGGGGGAGAAAGGGGAGAAAGGGGAGAAAGGGGAGATGGGGGAGATGGGGGAGAAAGGGGAGATGGGGGAGAAAGGGGAGATGGGGGAGAAAGGAGAGAAAGGAGAGAAAGGAGTGAACTCAGTATTGTGGAGCGGAGATGTCGAAAATGATGGTTCTCATTTTACACATGTCATGACTATGATATACGATGGTACACGTTATAATCTTTCTGAGATGTCTGTGGCCCTAACAGGTAATGGACAGACCGAGGTCTGCTTACGGGATGGAGACGCGGTAGTGTGTTCAGGTGTAATTTCTCTTGATGGTTCATCGATCTTCTCATCAAATACATTTACAGGTCTCCGGGAAGAACGAATTATTCTTGAGCTTTTCTTCAGATGTGATGATGAAGGGGGGGCTAAAGTGCGTGCAGCTGAGTTTCTCCTCTAAATTGATTGTATATACCCCGCGGCTGGAGTCCAAGAAAAATCACAATGCGAATGATTTGGTCATATTCCTTATGGAATTGTTTTTCTCTAATTTCTATCTGAATGCTGATAGGAATGTCATATCAATTATCTGATGCGTATAACCCTGCTAAACTACAATGACAAATATTGCGACTCTCTTATTTCTCCTCCCGTTCTTCGTGATCGTTGAAATGACTACGTCTGATCTTATTTTGGTCTGTTAGCACTCTAATCTGTAGTCTCTGCGCTTCTATCGTCTCCTTATACTGTTCTTTCATCGACTTCTGAGTTGATTTAGCCATCTCTAGTTCGTTTTTCAATCTTGTTATGATACCTTCTGATTCTTGGCGATCTTTTTCTGCTTTCTTTTCACATGTGCTAACATGTTTCCTCAGATCTTTTATCCTGTGTTTCGTGGTGGTCAATGCTTCGTGAAGATCCATCAATTCATCATCTGCAGTTGTAGATCTTTCCTCGAATGACGACATTATCTCCTCAATTTCAGAGGAGAGTTCTTCGTTTCTTTCGACAGATCGGTCCAATTCCTCTTTACATTCCTCTAATGCTTCAGAAAGTAAACGTATTTTCTCCTTCCTAGATACCATTTTCTCTTCCATGCGTGTCGATCGTCTATTTATTCTATCGAGCCTTTCAGATAGTATTGTATTCTCTTCACGTAAATCCTCATTCTCGGAAGTAAGATCCATGCTACGCTTCAGACGGTCTTCCATGTCAATTATGGTAGCACGCAATTGTCGTTCTCGACTTTCTTCGTTAATATCTCTGGTATCTCTCTTCGACCTACTCATTCTTCGAAGGATGATATGCTTTATACCGTTTCTTTCTTGATTGAACTGAGCAACTAAAGCAACTTTTTCGATCTTATCGTACTCATTTTACAACAGCAAACTCGACTTGTTGCTTATTTCAAACAGGATGATGTACCAAGCTTTGTTGATTTGGCGACGTTATGGCCAAGTAGTTGCAATCCCCTATAAATATCGTCAGGCATAAGTGTTTTTGTCTGTTGTTCCGAGTTGACAACAAGAGCTGCAGATACTACTTCCACTAACTTCTTTTGGATATGTTCTCTGACAGTTGTGAAAGAGTTATCTGAAATGCTTTTCACGCCTGCTCTTCTCGCTAAACGTGCAATCGACGGTCTCGTTAAGTTATCCATTCATCCCGAACGAGAGAGCTTTAAATGGCTTACTCATCATGCATTTAATCATTTAAAAGGTAGGATTGCGAGCACAAATCGAACAATGGACGAGCAAACAACATCAGTCACGATGAAGAAAAAGAAAACACCACGCTTTTATGAGACATATATCTCAAAGGTTTTAAAGCAGATATCTTCTAGAAGTGGTATCACAGCAAATGCATGTCAACAACTCAATAGTGCACTATGTATCATCACACGTAGTGTTTCAGATCTAACCGCAACACTTACTGAGATTGCTGGTAAGAAAACGCTATTTGATAAGGAAGTAACAAATGCTCTTTCCCTTGTACTCCCCGCAAATCTTGGTAAGGATGCAATTGCAGCGGGTGAAGAAGCTATCAAATGTTTCAAATCAACAAACGGCAAAGGCTACAGTAGACAAGAAAAAGCTGGTATTCTCTTCCCTCCATCAATTACCGAAAAGTTTCTTCGTAGTTTCGGATACACAAAAATTATGGTTAATAACACAGCTCCAGTGTGTCTTGCTGGAGCCATGGAATATATTGCTTCGCAACTTCTCCAACTAGCCTGTACTTCTGCACGAGATAATAAACGCATACGTGTCACAATCCGTGACCTAGAACTTGCCGTAAGGGGAGATGCTGATATGGACTCAATCTTCAGAAGAATGAATATCAGCTTCTTAGGAGGTGGTACAACACCATTCATACACGAATCATTGCTCACGAGAAAGACCAGAAAACGTCGTGTGAAAGCTGACGGTTCGCCTGGAACAAAGAAACCTCATAGGTTCCGACCGGGAACCGTCTCTGTGCGAGAGATCAAGAAATTTCAGAAAATGAGTGATTGCCTTACATTTGCAAAGTTCCCTTTCGAGAAAGCAGTTCGTGCAACTATAGCACAACAGACAATGAATGATATCCCAATGAAAATCAGCAAGGATGTTTTCATCATTCTTCAATACTTCATTGAGCAGTATGTCGTCGATCTACTTAGAGATGCAAACTTTGCGGCTATCCATGCAGGCAGGGTTAAACTCATGCCCATTGATATCCAGTTTGTGTCATCAGTCGCTGAAGGAGGACCTAACCCGTACTCTGTACAAGGAGACCTCGTATGTGATGAAGACGAAGTTGAAGCCATCCATGAAAATAAATTGCAAGGTATTGTAGATGCATGCTAAATGTATTTAAACAAAAAGGATTTTCACCAAAATGTCATCACCAGAGAATTTACGTAATAGAAGTCACGATTCCGATAAGGATTCACAACACGAGGATAAGAACTCAGTTCACGATGCGTCTCCACGTACTCCTGATCGAAGTAGAGACAGCGATAGAAGCCGTGAACCTTCGCACATTATGGAAGGCAAATATGCTATCCTCATGGAGACAAACGGACGAGAAGTAGAAAGTTGGATGTACTTTATTCGCAGGGAAGGAAACGAAGAAGCACTCAAACATCTTGAACAGCAGCTTAATAAAGTTGATTGGCATATTATCGATGATCTCTCGACTTTCGACCTTGACCTTCAAGACTCTGTCAGTGCGCAAACAGCAAAAGAAATGACAAAAATTGACTTAAATGCATACTCATTCCATCGGAAATTTGATGGGAAACTTGACATGATTAACCTCGAGTTTCGCAAACGAGACGATGATGAAACTAAAATGTGTAAAACGTTCGATCAACTTGGATATGGTCAGATTGAAGATTATATTTCTGACGAAGATATCGATGACGAAGATCTGGAAACAGATAGCGACCGATCTCGATCATCCGACGAATCCGAATCAGAATCCGAATCTGAGTCTGATCATGAACAGAGAGAAGGGAGAGAAGGGAGAGAAGGAAGAGAGAATAGGGCAAAGAGGCCAGCTCGCGTTCCTTCAAGTCTTAATGATGGCCGGGCAAGACACCGTAAGAGGTCACTGTAGGTAACTTATAACCTAGCCCTCCATACTCTCCTATATCCCAAGGTTGATCTCCCATACTCATAATTACAGTGAACCCCCTAGAATGAATATCACGTCTTGCCGCTAACTTTGTTTCCCACGAGTTAGTATTATGAGAAGGTTGGAAATACATCGACTCATATGCAGTTATCCCAATCGAATGAAGCTGTTTCTGAGTCCACTCTACATTTGTAGGAGAACTCGGACGACTTGTAACGATGATAGGAGTTATTCCTATCATCTTAGCATAGTCATATACTGACGCAACTGAATGAATACGTTTCCCATTTTTATCAAGGAGTGTATCATCAATATCAAACACAATTGCGGCGTTTCTAGGAATTTGCATCTGATTCAAAACTTGAATCGCGTGCATCGCAAAATATTCCAATTCACGATTCAAATCGCGAACACTCATCTCTTTTCTTATTAAATCAAACTTCTTAAGAAGTTACTTAACACTTTCCTTAAACAACCCAGATCATCACTATCATAAAAAGAAACATAAACAAACCCACAATAATACCTACAAGAATCGGTGGCATTTTCCTAAAGAATTTCTTCAAAAGAAATTGAGGCTCACTCCTCTTACGCACTTCTTCAAACAAAGACATTGGGTTATCATTCGTTAACGTAATCTCGTCGCATAACAACACACAATCTTGTAATTTCCAACTCCCTTTTGCCACATCAAACAACTCGTGTGTCTCAGGACCTATAGGAAGACACCTACCATCAATACACTGAAAACGAACATTATCTATATTACTCAACCCCAATGAGGCCAATGTCAACACATACACAGGGGATATATGATTCTCCTGTACCGCATCAGTTCCATCGAAGCTAGGAAGGATCGACCCATTGCGACTATGGAAGTAAAGAGGAACCGTATTTGGAACTGGTTGGTTATATGTTACAAAGCACGCTCCAGCACCCTTCAACGAACCAAGATCAAAGGGATCATAGATAAGCGAAACACTTTCCATAGGATATGGTGGAGTTTGGGAACGCTTAGCATAAAACATTTTCATACCGTAAGGAAGCGGCGCTATCATAGGAGAAACTGCATAGAAAGTACCCTTTAATTCCCATCCTTCAGGCTGTGGACATCTAACCGATGTATTGCCATCCTTATCCCTCACTCTTTCCGCGACTTGGATATATCCTTGGCCGCTCTTGTTCCAAAAAATACAAAAAGGAGCTATAATTGGTGGAATATACGATCCTAAAACACTACTCCCCATTTGTACTATGAAGAGAAAATGCTCATACTCTAAACCTCAACCTCGCGTAATTAGAACAATACGTGGAGGTAAGTAGGTAAGTAATATTAATACCATCAGTGCTTCTTCCTCATCATTACGTTCGGAACCCAACACGTCGTAACTCTCCAATTATATATGCTTCAATATCTTCAAGTTTTATAGTATAAGCTACCTCTATCAGAGTGATCCCATGTTCTCTACATATTCTTCGTTTCATATCATCACGGTATTTTTGCAGGGTTAGCCCATCTTTGCTCCTATGGAAGTAAGGAACGTATTTGTAATGTTGCACGCCATTGTATTCTACAGCAAGCCGCAGTTCAGTGTCATAGCAATCTAACTCAAGATTGAAGTTACCTCCTGTTACTGGGTTCCGCAAGAAGTCAGGGCGAGCCTTGTGGAAAGGGCGCTTGAAGAGTTTCTGGAGTACTCTACGACACTCCGCTTCACCTTTGCTTTCTTGAGGTGGCCCTCGTCGTTTCGGTCGTTCTAGGGGAGGTATATACATGTCTCTACCTCTTCCTCCTGACCACACTGAACGTGACCCACGGTACCCTTTAATTATTCGGTAGCAGCCGACAATTATTAGAAAGAAGATGCATATTCCAAGGAAGACTTCGAAACCATAATCTTGCCACCAACTTTGTATTCGTGTGAGACCAAACATCCTTTATCTTCATTTAGCATATTTTAAGCGCGTTTATCTCGCGCGAGATTTAAATTAAGACCTAATTTAAGCCTCTGATAATAAAAGGAAGATGTCCAAGACACAAATCACAAAAGTATATGACGATCCTTGTGATGCCTACTATAAGATATTCACCGATATCGGAAACAAGGACTATAACCATAAGTACTTGTCACCCTTCGAATTCGAGGAGGATATAGTTAAAAAAGCTGCAAAGTCATTCGGGGAAGGATATGTGTTAAATACTTGTAATACTAACCCAAACTTCTTCTCTACACTTCCACGGTACGGTTTCGCACTTCTCCTCCATATCGCCACAACTTTAGGCGATACTAGCGAAGGAATTGGGTTTGTTCCACCTAAACAAGGGATTTCCAAGAAATTCAACAAACTCATGAGAGTTTATCATAAATTACCTGAGACTAAGTTCATCGATAGAGCTATCAAGAAAATGAGGAAATTATGTGATCTGAAACCCGATGACTTCATACATAACCTTATCGTCGCTGTAGGAGGATTCCATCGTCCTCAACCTCCAAGAATACTAGACTTTGTTAGTCCAGTTTTGGAAGGATTCTTAAACAAATGCGTATACAAAATTGAACCGGAAAATGAAGGTAAAGACCTCAACATTTTCCCAACAGAGGACACAGCCGCTGCTATCATGTATCTCTTCAATTCCTTTAAGTACAACGGTCTCGTCATCCCAGGAGACAAAATTGGCCTAATTGTACCAATATACTCTCCATACCTTGAATTCCCAACACTTCGTGACTACGATCTCACTCAAGTTTGTATCTCCGCAAATCAAGACTTATATTGGGAAATTCAACCGCAAGAATTGGCGAAGTTAAAGGATATTCGCGCGCTCCTCCTTGTAAACCCCTCAAATCCCGCCGCCGTATCCCTGACTGAGAATAACGCCAGAGATATCGCGAATGTCGTAAGGAAAACGAACAAAGACCTCATTATCATTGAAGATAACGCCTATGCATCCTTTGCAAATGAATTCAACTCCCTCTTCAATCTTCTACCAAGAAACACCATTTCCATCTATTCTTTCTCCGACTACTTCGGAGCAACCGGATGGAAACTTGGATCCATTGCGATACACGAAAGCAACGTAATAGATAGCTCCCTCTTGAAAAAAGTAGACGACTCCGTACATGACAGATACAAAATGATCACCCATAACTCAAAACGAGCGAAATTCATCGACAGAGTTGCTATGGATTCCAGGGAAGTAGCGGAAACCGCGAACGCGGGACTCTCAAGCCCGCAGCAAATATTGATGGCTCTTTTTGCCACACAAGAATTACTAGATACCCATCATGTTTATGGAAATACCATCAAAGGCATCCTACTTGAACGCCTCGAACACGTAATACAACCTCTTGAATACAATATCGAAAATATAAACATCCTCAGCAATTTCCATGTGGCTCTCGACATACAGAAAATTGCGAACACATTAATGGGTGGATGCGAATTCGGCAACTACCTCGAGAAGGAGCGAGATCCTCTCGAATTCATCCAACAACTTGCTAAAGAATATGGAACATGTGTCATGCCTGCCGTCGCATTCGCAGGACCATTCTGGGGAATACGTATCTGTCTCGCGAGTCTCCCCTCAGACGCATACATACTCGTCGGCAACAATATTAGAAGTCTTATAGACATGTACTACGAACAATTTAAAGAGTGGGAAAGAAAAGAACAGAAGAAAACCCTCAAAGAAGCTAAGAAGAAACTGAAATAAAAAAGTCAAATAATATACAAACTTTATATATCATCAGACTCCCTGCTGTCACATATAGTCATATATTTATCTAAGCAACATACAACACACTCTTTGCCAGGAATACCACATACTTTTGTCTCGTCATCACCAACGTTATGTACATCACTAACATAATGTTTACACAATGGTGATAAGGACATAGGAAGTCCCCGTTCCTTGCGGCAGTCACAACACGGCCAGTAGCATCGTGCCTTACGCGGCCAGCAACTACCTATTTTCCTATCATCGAATAATTGTTTCTCTTCAGGAAAAACGCCCTGTCTTGAATACCAGACATATTTATCATACATTTGACATGAATACCAAAGTCCACAAAAAGAGCACTCATACAGTGTATGCTGGAAGTTGTGTCGTTTATCACAAATGAACCTTCCAACTGTTTCAATCGGTTCGTACAAATTGTTTCCGTCGAAGTATTCCCATTGATACATCAAGGCGTTTAACAGTCTAATTGTACGATCCATCTTTGGCTTATGATGAATCTCCCAGATCCTCTTATCAACAATACGTTGAAGTTCGATTGATACATTGATGTCCATATTGTAAATGTTCATGATCTTAAATAATACTAAAATACGTAAGTGTTGAAAGAGCGCACCGAATCTTCACTCAGATGAGTGAAGATTATTATTTGATTGGTATATGGATGGTTGCCCTTGCCGGGTGGATCCTTTTTGTTGCTCAACAAGAAATCTTAGGGACACATCGGTGACACCATCCTAGACGCTAACGAAAGTACCATTATCCAGACGGTACTGACGTGTAACGTAGATCAACGTATTGATTGGATGAATGAAATTGATTGTGATCTTGAATGTCTTCCTCAACTCGATTAGTACTAGATCATACTGAGGCTTATGTAGATGTGTGTAGATCTGATTGTCCAGGCCTACAGAAATAATACTTTGTAAGTCAACCGGTAATTTATGATAAATTCTTTCGGTATTGAGATTCATCTTCAAATATGACTGACATATCTTAAATTATATTCAAATTTAGTTATACAACTCACTATCTGCATACTTTTATCTTTTTTCTACAATTGGGACAATCCGCCTTGTACTTCCCCCACTCCGTTATACATGTTGTATGGAAGAGATGGTTACAATCTAACCGCGAAATTTGCTCACCGTCCTCGTACTCAGTCTTACATATTATACATTCCCCCTCATTATCACACATACCTGATCTCTTGAATGTTTCGACAGGAATATCAATCACAACATCATCTCTTTTTTCCAACTCTTCATCATGCATGCTAGTCTCCAGAGCCGTAGACATCAAATCAAACCCTTGAAAATCTGGCATAATCAACTCGGTAAGATCCTCAATAAGCATCATCGACGTAAATGGATCAAGAGATTGGGTTTCGTGCATGCCGTCTCTACCCATTAATGATAGAACAATCTCATATTCTGCCGGCAACTGCGAAATCAACGTTTCAGAAGGAGCTTCTGAATTATGAATAGTACACCTAATGGAACTTGCCATATCTCTTATTATATATATCATTAATTTAAATAAGGTTATAACTTCGCAAAAACTCTCTCACGCGATCATTCCATATCCCGGACCGTGGGCGAGATAGTTGCCACCGGAATCCAAATCAGCTTTCCATGCTTTTTTACCATACAGTTTTTCACCCTCATTCAGATGATCTTCATACTCTTTGTAGGCTGCCTTGTATTCCTTCGTACATCTCTTCCCAATTTCACCTACCTTCGTTGCGCGACGTTTCGACTCGATTATCCACGATTCTGGGACAGGTCTAGAGTCTGCTTCTTTTTGTTCCTTGGTTTTACCGAACCACCATCCAGCTCTCATCCTTCTACTCCTTCTACTCCTTCTACTCCTTCTACTCCTTCTACTCCTTCTACTCCTTC